AAAAGAACCAACCATCGGAAAGATTTTACTAATAACTTCGGCACACGCTAGAGCAACTTCTTGATGTTCTTTCTGTGTGCCGTTTGCACTGCGTAGCTCAATAAAGTGTACCCAACTACGAAGTGTACCATTCATATATAACCGACTTTCAATTAATCCTTCTGGTAGTACAGCACGAGCCTGTTCTTTAGCAATACCTTTTTCAATTGCCCAAGCGTATGCTTCTCTACTTTGTTTAATAACTAACTCTTGCATACGTTCCCATTGATAGGCTAGGAATCGATCTTCGTCGTTATTATGTACATCCAGTTCTATACTGTTTTGTCTATTTTTTGTGTCTTGTCGCCTAGCATCTCGCAATACAAACGACAAGTCTCGAGTAGGATCAGCATATCGCTGGCTGAACTCTTGGAAACTGAAACTTCTGTGTCGCAAGATTTGACGGGCAATGTCTCTTGTTGTTGTAATTTCTATACAGGCACTGACCATTTCGAGTGGCGACCAGTGTTGATGTTTGACAAGATATCGGATGAGTTTTTCTGATGTTTCGGTGTTAAGTTGGTTGGAGGGATTGGACACACGGGCGCAATACGCAATGAGTTCTTGCGCATCATCGACGCCCATAGAAGCAAATTCTTCGGTTGGTTGAGAGTAACTAAGTAATCTAACATTCATTATTTATAGCTTCTTTCTTTTCAAAAATTTCTGAGTGGACTTTTCAATATCTTTTCTTACCTTTGTAGCATCTAATTTAAAATCAACATTGTCAATTTTTTCTTCATAGCTTTTACAAATTTCAGATAGATTCTTTTCAAAGACACTCCATCCGTCTCGTTTAGTTTGAGCTGTTATTCTAATTTCCCAAGTTTTGCCGTCTTTAAAATTGACCAGCACGGTATGCAGATACCTAAGAGGTATCACATTTAACTGTACTTCACCAAATACTTCTGGCCAATGTGCTATGACATCCTTGGGAAGAATTCTTCCCTGATGTGTCACGCCGTATCTTTAGCCTTTTTCTTAACAGTAGGAACTAAGTCTTCCGCACGTTTACGGAATACAGCAGCTTCTTTTGCTAGTCTATCAGCTTGACTACGATAGTATTTTGCTTCGGCTTCTGGGCTATCAAAACTTGTTGGCTGAACACTTGCCTGAACAGTTTCAACTTTAGCTTCGACTTTTGCTTCTGCCTTAGGAGCAGGTTTATCGTTAACACCTTCTTTAAGAGAAAGTTCGTCGATAGTAACACCGCGTTGTTCAGCAATAATGCCGTTAAGCTCGCTTAACAAAATACTTACTTGTGGAGTAGGTGTCATTTCAATCGCATTTGTTGCAGCTTTGATTAGACGTCCACTTGCGTGTAGTGCAGGTAACATTCTAGCACCGTCTGGGAATTGGCTACGATCCATTGCTTCGGCAAATTCGTAGGCTTCTTGTCCAGTTGCACTTTCTACTAAATTAATCAAAGCATCGTGATAGATGTCTGGTAAATTTTCTGTAGGTACAATTAAACAAAAATTTGCATCGCCGGGGAGAGTGCGATAGGCTACCAACACTTTTTTGTTAGTAGCTTTTACACGGCCGACGTGTTTAAGTTCGGCCATATTATGCTCCTGTTGGTGGTACTGGCGCTGCTGGTGCTGGTGCTGGTGCGCCGGCTGGTTGTTGCGCTGCTTGTTGAGCAGATACAGCATCCAAGAATGTTGTTAATTTTGTATATGTTTGTCCAACTGCAACCATTTCATTTGGTTTAAATGCGCCACGTGAACTTGCAATATCAATGATAACTTTCATTGCGTTTAAGTCATTGATAGTTAATTCTGTAGAACCCGCTTGTGCATCTGCTGCCGGTTGTTGTGTTTGTGCTTCAGCCATTGTAAATCTCCTTATATGATAAAGTACACATTTAATTATCTAGTTTGTAAATGTGGACAGGCAATCGTGAAAAAACTTAATTCCTTCTCACTTTCAAAACCAATTCGTGTATTATACACAATAGTATTGGAACTATCTAGAGTTATACCCTGCCCTACATAGTACCTATTATTTAGATTCTTCTTTATCCAAATATCAATAGATCTGACTAGTACTGGATTGTATTTGTCTATGCTTGTGTACTTAAAATGAGGGCAGGCAAACTCAACCCTACGTAGATCAAAGTAGTCTAAAGGATTAGGTTTGCCATTCTTTAATGCCATTATGCCGTCTCTTCAACAGCTTCGTAATAAGCATATTCTCCAAACGGAGGAACAATAGTATTATTACCGTGGATGACAAATACTGTATCACAGTAATCCTCATCGCCCCAGCTACCCCAAGGATAACCGTCTGTGAACATAATAAACTTCTTAGGTTGAATATCGTGTTCTTTCATATATTCCCAGTTGGCATCAAACTCAGTTCCGCCACCGCCCATTACTTCATAGTTATCAAACTCATCGATTGAATATCCGTCATAACTTTGTTCGTTATAAACTTTAGTGTCAAAACACCATAGCTTAATTTTAAAGTCTTTGTACTCTTGCATAATGCCTTTGATTTCTGTTAAGAAGTCTTTAGCTTGCTCATCACCGATAGAACCAGACATATCAATTGCAACACAAATATCAATAGTGTCTTCAAATTGTGTGCCAGGCAAAATTGCACTCATATGCCAACCTTTACGGTTAGGACGCATAAATGAATAATCGTTCTTAATAGTGCTTTGTATTTGTTGACGTAGTATTTCACGCCAATTCATTTTAGGCTCTGTAAGCTCTTTAATCATCCGTTGAACGCTTGCAGGGGTATTACCCGCACCCGCCGCCTGTGCCGCTTGCATAGTGGCTTCACGAATCTCGTCACGGATTTGTTTTAGTTCTTCTTTAGTGTATTTTGGCTTGCCATCTTTACCATCTTCGCCCCAGTCGATGTGATCATCTAGAAGTTGACCTAGTGCATTAAGTTCGTCTTCGTCCATTTCATCAAAGATTTTATCGTAGACTTCTTCGGCACCCATACCATAGTATTTGGTATCGTGGAAGATTTTGATCCCTTCAATGTTGTGTTCGCCGATACGGTCACGTACTAATTGTCCATTTACGCAATAGTCAGCGGCAATGTTAAAGATACGTGGATTACGATGTTCGCGACGACCCATATGATCAAATACATTGTGCAAAATTTCGTGAGCAATAACAAACTCAACTTGCTTTACGCTAAGTGGAGTAAAAAATTCTCTATTAAAGTAGATAGTACGACCGTCTGTAGCGGCAGTTCCCATCCATTCAGATCCTTCTTCAATTTTTAGGCGTGTAGCCATATTACCAAAGAAAGGATGGCGAAGTAGTAGACCCACACGGGCTACAATAATTTTGTCGATAATTGGATCTGTATGTGACATTTAAACTCCTAATTTGCTATAGTATATAGTATAACACCACCCGAAGGTGGTGTCAAATATAGATAACTCTAATTATTTCTCAGTAGCTGCGGCAATGTATTTGCCAAACTTGCTGTGGAAGTCATCAAAGCATTTAATCTCATCTGGATCCAATGGCAACTTGTAAGTGCTTAAAGCCAATTTAGTACCCATAATAACCAATTCAGTTTCAAAATTATTCATCATAAATTCAAAAAAGTTATTGACTTGCTCGTTCCAGTTTTTAGCTTTCTTCTCGCAAGAATCTTTAAGCTCGTAGCACAATGACACAGTCAATGAGTACATAGCTGAGATTTCTTTGGAATCCATCTTTTTAACTTTGCCTGACAAAATGTCTGTAGGGTTAGGCATCTTACCTGCAACTTTACGGTGAGCCATAAAACTAATTGCCAAACCTTCGCCAACTGAACCCGATACCAAATCAGTTAGTGTGTCTGTATCCACATCGTCATCTGTTAGCAATTCGCTAACAAACGACCAAGAGCGTGGAGTAGCAAACGCACGTGAGCTAGATTTTGGATCAAAGTCGTACAAGCTCTTTTTAGAAAAAGACAAGAAGCCAACTACGTCCTTATGGATTTTGTTTTCAACAGCCCACTCAAAGTAGTCATCCCAGTTAACAGTCATTTCCAAGTGAACAAAACGGTTAGCCAACGGAGCAGGCATACGGAATGTAACGCCTTTGTCAGTTTCACGGTTACCAGCCGCTACCAACATAACATTGTCAGGCAAATGGTAAGTACCAACACGGCGATTCAAAATCAGCTGATAAGCAGCTGCTTGTACGCTAGGAGCCGCGGAGTTCATTTCATCGAGGAAAAGAATAATGTGTTTATGCTCTTTTGCCATTTCTGCACTTGGCAATTCGCTTGGAGGAGCCCAACGCATAGTATTATCGTTGGAATCAAAATATGGAATACCTTTAATATCTGTAGGTTCCCAAAGAGAAAGGCGAACGTCAATTACGTGAGCATCAAGCTCAGTACCGAGTTGTTTAATAATGTCAGATTTGCCAATACCTGGAGGACCCCAAAGGAAAATTGGACGCTGATTTTTGAAAGCCTTACGCAAAGACTTTTTGGCACCGCTTGGGCCCACTGTACGGCTACTGATTTCTGCCATTTTAAGTTCCTATCTTAGTTAAAAAATTTGTTACGAATAACGCTGTGTAAGTAAGTATTGTATAGGAACTCAGCGATGTTGTCAACTGTTATTTTGGCTAGCTAGTTCTTTTTCACGCTCATTCATAGCTTTAATTATACCAAATTTTCGAATGTCGTCCGAAAACAAATAAAGCTCAAAACTCTTGCGTTCTGAAAAGACAGTTATTGACATATTGGTAAGATAGTAAGGACAGTCTATGTATCTTTCCAAAAATATTATTGTTTGGGGGCTTAATTCGATGGGTTCGGTAAATGGAATTTCGTATTCCTTCAAATCCAATTCTTGCACTAAAAATTCATAGCCTTCGTCACTTAGCCGAAAATTGGTTTGTTTATTTGCGCGAGTACTTTGCCACCATTTACGTGAAAATAGTTTTAAATTAACGTCATCACTACTCTTACCCCATTGCTCAAGGAATATTTTAGTAAGAACATCTCTTGTTATCATTTTATAACAGTACCGCTGGTCAACATTACAACTTGGAAATCAGTAGTGCCAAATGTCAAATTCAATTTCTTTGCCAAATTATGTGCGTGACCAGGATTTGAAAAAGAAACTTTTTTATATTTTGGACCAGGGTAGTTTACGAGGCTGTTAAACGATTTTAGATTAAAAGGTTCATTCTTATAGAAAACAGCCCAGATGGCTTCGGCTTCTAAAATCTGTTCAGATTTATAAGTTCGTTTGTTAGTGTGTTCTAACAGTACTTTAGGCTTTGGGCGGCTCATTACGTATCCTCGAATATATACGCATATATTTATGCCTGTTTGTTACTTAAAGCCGCCTCCGTCCATATTAACGGTTATTACTTCAGTATCTTGCGAAGATTTTACTTGGTTAAATAAAGTTTCGTAATCTTCTAATAATTTTTGTTGTATTTCATTAAGAGCTAATCCAAGTAGTCTTGCTTGCTGTATTGGTAATTTAACTTCTTTAGCCTGTGATAATTCAGCAGCTCTTAATGAATGTATAAATTGTGTTATAGGACTTAAATTAATCTGATTTGACATTAGTAAGAACCTGTTTCATCTCAATTTCAGTTTTAAAAGGTCCTTTATATTCATTACGTTCTAGCGTAATGACTTTAGGACAAAATGATTTGACCCATCCTTTATTAAATTTAATAGTATAGTAGCCAGCACAATACAAACTCTTACTAGCGTTGCTTTTGGTAAACAACGGTAATTTTTGTCTTACATCATACATAGCATTATAGGGTCGAACACTGGTAGGAAATCCGTGACATTCTAATGGTTCTGATTGAGTAACTTTAACCTTAGTACTGGTTAAGAAAAAATTATCACCAAATTGTTTTGTGAGGTCTTGTTTCTTATTAAACATTACTTCACCGTTAGTACTTGATAGCACAAATTTGTTGTTTTCTTTTTTATGTAAAGTAGCAATTTTATTACCGTCTTCTTCAACAATCCAAAACTTGCCATCTACAATTGGTTTTGCGTATATCTCTGTCATTATTCTTCCTTAAAGTCAATAACATTGCCATCATCATCTGCACAGATAATACGAACAGTATCGCCGTCTTCGTTTTTAATTTCGATAGGACCCCAGATCCACCATTCAGTATCACCCTGCATCCACGGGTCGTCTTCACGTTCTTCTAATTCGTATGGACTATTTTCTTCAAGAAATTCTTCAATCTCTTCTTCGGCTTCTTCGTCAAGCCCTTCAATTTCTACATCGTACCAGCAACCACCGTCAAACATTTCGACAAGTTCGACGCTTTCAATATTGTTAACTTCGCAGTTAAGCATATCGATACTATCTTTCTTACCATCACCGCCTGGTACTTCTGTAAACTCAAACTCAGGTGGATTATCATTTGTAGTTTCTACAGTCCACTCACCATAACGAAATCCGTTTGTAACAGTGATTTTACCATCGCCATTACGCTGGTTGTACGTTTCAACTTCTTGACAAGATTTTTTATAATATGTACTGACAGTCCACTGAGCCATAGTTATTTCCTTAATTATCCAAATCCATTGTAGTCCACTCTTTGACTACAGCAAGCATTTCTTCATCTGTACTGCAAAGAATCTTAGCGGTCTTCCATTCGCTTTCATCATCGCGTCCACCTACTTCTACCATATAGCCGTTGTCATAACGGTTTAGGGTAATTGATTCGTTTACTTTTGCTAGTTTAGCTAGTTTTGCCATTTTAATTCTCCTCAAATAAATTTACTTCGGCTTTTGTAGTCGGATATTTTGCCTGGAATGGCTCAGCATACGACTGGATGTTATCTGCAATTTTCTTCATATCCCAAGTGTTACAGAATTTCAGCATACGAATGCCAACTTGTGTAACTTCTTTTGGAATAGCATTGGCTTCGATTGTTTCTTTAATCTTAGCTTTA